TAGGCTTCGGACCAGGCGCGAGTGTGGGGGTTAGCAGATTTACATCTGTGCGTCGAAAATTATCGGCGCCCCCCACATGTACGACGAATGCCTCAATCCACCTAAAGTGGTTGATGGAGAGCCATCCACACTGGCACAGGCTTAAAACACCTGTACGCCAAGATGCTGGAAAACTCACGTTCGTCGCGAAGACGGCTAAGACGGATCGAAGTATCGTCGTTGAACCGCTAGTCAATACCTACCTTCAAAAAGGTGTAGGTAACTATATCAGAGAGAAACTGAAACGCGCAGGTTGTGATCTGCGTGACCAGTCTATCAATGGTATGCGGGCGCTGAAAGGCTCCCGTGACGGGACGTATGCGACAATAGATCTGTCTATGGCGAGTGATACGATCTCGAAAGAGCTCGTACTATCTCTCCTTCCGTTCGAGTGGTCTTCTCTCTTACTTGACCTACGAACCCCTAGTGTGAGGACTTCTGATGGTTTAATCCATCTTCAGAAGTTTTCCTCTATGGGGAACGGGTTTACGTTCGAGTTGGAGTCACTCATCTTCTTTGCTCTCGCTCAAACTATCGCTGGCAAGGATGTTTCGGTTTACGGTGATGACATCATCGTTCCGACGCAATCTTATACGGCAATGGTTGAAGCTTTGGAGATGTTCGGCTTTTCGGTTAATTCCGAGAAGTCGTTCGCTTCAGGGCCATTCCGCGAGAGTTGCGGGAAGGACTTCTTCGCTGGTGTAGATATACGTCCTGTGTACGTGAAGGAGCAACTCTCCGTCAAGGAGCTGTTTCGCCTTCACAACTTCTTCTACAGAAGATTTGACACAGAAATATGCGAAATGTTGGTGAACTATATACCTCGTAGGTTCCGTCATTACGGCCCAGATGGGTACGGTGACGGACATCTCCTCGGTGAATATAGTAAAAAGCCACTCAACCGTTCCAACGGTTGGCACGGCCACACCTTCAAATCGTTCTCCCAGAAACCTTTCCGTCGAAAAGATCCGACGGTCGGTGACTACCCGGCACTCCTGTATTTGACGCAGGGATGCCTTCAGATCGAGGTTGTTGACGATGGTTCTATAAGGACCACGCCTTCGACTCACTCTGCCTGGTCCGGTGATCCCGGTAAAAGGTGGAGCTATCTGAACAAAGGTAGTGACACCCTCCCTTCCTCTACTATGTTCGTAGAGCGGGGGGGTGGAGCCTATCGGCTAAGGAG